AAGTTGTCACTGGTGAGGTTGCTGAAGCAATTGATGGCGCTTTGCCTGCACTGCTGCGCATCTTTACTAGCTCAGACCAGATTGTCGTTGCTAACCCTTCAGGTCCAGGCGATGAGGCGGGTGCTAAACAAGCCACCGACTACCTGAACTACATCTTCATGCGTGACAATCCCGGCATTTCAATCATGCGGGATTGGTTCTTTGATGCCTTGCTGCAAAAGAACGGCATCGTAAAGGCGTATTGGGAAGACAAAAAGGATGTCAGCAAAGAGGAGTACGAGGGGCTGACAGACGATGAAATGGCAATGATGCTGCAAGACGATGAGATTGAAATCGTTTCGCAGAATGTCCGTGCTATTCCTGCTGTTGACCCTGTGATGGCCGAAACCATCATGGCCGCTGGTGGTCAAGTTCCCACGTTCAACCTTAATGACGTAAAAGTAAAAAAGACAAAGAACGCTAGCCGTGTTGTTGTTGAGAACGTACCGCCTGAAGAGTTCTTGATTTCCAAGAAGGGTGTTGCTATCCGTGGTTCACGGGCATCACCTTTTGTTGCTCATCGGCGTCAAGTGACTCGCAGTGACTTGATTGCAATGGGCTTTGATAAAGAGATTGTGGACTCGTTGCCAAGTGGTGATGCTCTTGCTTATACGCCTGAACGTGTTGTCCGCTACTCTCCTGGTGAGCAGCCTTACGACACTCAGGCAGAAGAGTTTGCGCTGCAAGAGGTTGAAGTCTTTGAGTGCTATATCTTGCACGATGAGAACGATGACGGGATTGCTGAACTGCGCCAAGTGTTTTATGCTGGCAATGAGATTCTGAGCAATGAAGAGTGCGACTATATTCCCTTCTACTCAATCTGCCCGATTCCTATTCCGCACAAGTTTTTTGGCAATTCACTTGCTGATCGCACTGTTGACCTGCAACTGATTAAGACCACAATCACACGTCAAATGTTGGATAACTTGTATCTGACAAACAATGCGCGTGTGACTGCTGTTGAAGGCCAAGTTAACCTTGATGACTTGCTGACCTCCACTGCTGGTGGCGTGATTCGCGTGAAGAATCCTGGTGCTGTCAATCAATTGACTGTACAAAACGTGGCAAGTCAGTCTTTCCCAATGCTGCAATACTTGGATTCTGTCCAGCAAAAGCGCACTGGTGTGACCGATGTTTCACAAGGCTTGGACGCCAATATCCTGCAAAACGTAACTGCTGCTGCTGTTGCCTCTATGCAGCAAGCTGGCGCTGGCAAGATTGAGTTGATTGCTCGATTGTTTGCTGAAGGTGGCGTTAAAGAGTTGTTTGAAGGTATCTTGCACCTTGTTACAAAGTACCAGAACAAAGCACGTATCTTGCGTTTGCGTGGTGATTACATTTCCGTAGACCCTCGCACATGGTCAAACAAATACGATTTGTCAATTGATGTGGGGCTTGGCAATGGCAACCGTGACCAGCAAATGGCAATGCTTCAAATGGTCTTGGCTAAACAAGAGCAAATGTTGGCGCAATTTGGCCCTGCAAATCCGCTTGTTTCTTTGGGTCAATATCGCAGCACTCTTGGTCGTTTCGTTGAAGCCTCGGGTTTCAAAGATTCCGCTGAGTTCTTCAAGCCGATTACGCCTGAAATTGACCAGCAGTTGCAGAACCCGCCTCAGCAACAGCCTCAGGTTCCTCCTGAAGTTCAAGCGATGATGGCAAAGACGCAAGCTGAAATCCAAGCCCAACAAGCCAAATTCCAAGCTGACATGCAAATGCAACAGCAAAAGATGCAAGCTGACATGGAGTTCCAACGTCAAAATGCTGCGCTTGAAATGCAGTTGCAACGTGAGAAGGTTGAAGCTGAGTTGCAAATGGAACGTGAAAAGATGATGATGCACTTCCAGATGAAGCAGCAAGAATTTGAAGCAGAGGCCCAGCTAAAAGCGATGAAGATCGGTGCTGGAATCAGTGGTAACGTTGAAATACCGGGGTAAATTATGGCCGTAACTAACGAACAAGTAGCTGCTTACTTAGCATCTAACCCCGGTTTAAGTGATGCTCAGATCGCTCAAACAATGGCTGAGTTTAATGTGACACCTGCTCAGATGGCGGCTGTTACAGGTATCCCTGAAAGCCAGATAGCTGCGCGTGTGGCTGCTGTTGCCCCTGAAATGACAGCACCTGCTGCTCCGGCTCCAGCCCCTGCACAGACAGCATCTTCTCCTAAAACATGGGACGAAGCTTATTCTAAATACGGAGATGCTCTTCGTTCTGGTAACATTTCTGAAAACACTATTAAAAATTTGTATGGTGGTTTAACAGACGTACTTCAACCTGACGATCCTTTTAAAAATTTCTCTTCTAATATTATTAAAATTAAGAATGAAATTGATGCACAAAAGAAAGCAGGAACCGCTGATTATTGGGGCGCAGGCAATTTAGCTTCTCCTGATTCTGCTGCTTGGGATTCTGCTTTTAGATTAGCTGAAAAAGGTGTTGGTTCTCTTTACGACTTAAAACAAGTAGACGGACAAACTGTTAACACTAAAACAGGACAGCCTTTAGAAGGTTTCGGTAACGCATACAACTACGATTTAGATTACAACTTACAGTTTAGTCCTGAAGGTATCCCTGTATTAACAGCAAATAACCAAGCAAGTGAGTGGGTTGATAAATATCGTCCTGTTGCACAAGTAGCTTTACAAGCTTTAGCAGCTGCGTATGGAGGCGGTTTACTAGGCAGTTCTTTAGGCCTCACAGGTACAGCAGCTAACGTAGCTGGAGGTGCTTTGATAGGTGGTGGTAGTGCTGCTTTGACAGGAGGTAATGTTCTTAAAGGCGCTGTCTTGGGCGGTGCTGGTGGTTACTTGCAAGGCGCTGGCGGTGTTGGTACTAGCATTGAAACAGACGCTAGTTTCTTGGCTAATGATGCTTCAAGACTAGCTGCTCAAGGTTTATCAGAATCTCAAATTGCTGATATTTTAGGCGCTTCTGGTTATGCCTCAACCCCTGCTGCTAACCTTGCTGCTTCTATGGCTGTCAATGGACTTGACGTTGGCACGATAACAAACCAACTTGATGCTTTAAGCGCCAACACTGGTTTGTATCAGCAAAATCTCTCACAAGGTGAGTTTGGTGCATATGACGCACTTGGCTTGCAAGATGTTGTAGGTAATGACTTTGCTGCTATTGAGCAAAACCTTGTTGCCTCTGGTGTTGATCCGCTTGTGGCTGCTGACATTTCACAGCAACTGGCATTCAATCCAAACATCACGCAATCTGAGCTTGCCTCAAACCTAACTAACAGTTTTGGCAATAACATTTACGATGTAAATGTTGCTACAACTTACCCTACTTCAGTTTTGCCTGGATCAGGTGGTTTGCTTAGCGATGTAGCAGGTACGACTGGCACAACAACAGGTGCAACAACAGGCACAACAACAGGCACAGGAATTACGCCTGGAAAAATTCTTGATGCCGTAAAACTAGCAGGAGTTGTTGCTGGTATTGGTGGCTCTGCAACTGACACTGGCAAAACAGGATTTGACATTGTTCCTGTTCCCTCCGATTGGACAACGCCAACATATGGACAGCCAACAGGCTCAACACAAGGATTGGCTCCAATTAATTTTGGTTCGCGTGATTTGTTGCGTGGCACTCAGTGGGAGAAATATCTTCAGCCACAAACAATGTCTAACGTAATAAACACTATTTCCCAACAGGCAGCTCCATCTTATGCAATGCCAGCATATACTCCTGCACCAATGGAGCAATTGAGAACGTATGCTAACGAGCCGCTAACAGGAATTGCCGCCTTTAAGCCGACAAGTATGAATGATGTGATGAGCATCATTAACAATGACAACAATGTAACGCCTTCAGAAGCACAGGCATTGCAGTTGCTTTCAAACCCCAATCTTTCTAACCTTCCTTCACAAGCAGCAAATGCTATTGCTTCCGCTGTTGGTAGCCCAAGAAGCTATCAAGATGTTATTTCTTCTGGAGTTGCTACGCCATCAAATCTGAGTGGCATGAGTCCTGAGATTCAAAGGGCATATGAGATTTACCAGCAGTCTATGGTTTTAGGCGCTCCTCGAAGCATTGCTGAAGCTGCTTATTCTGCTGCTGGTGTTAATCCAACAAACCCTGATGCATTCTTTGCAAATCTTGGCTTGACCACTGGAACGCCTACGCAAGATGCTTTGGCAAAATATGCACCTTTGGCACTAGATCAGTTTGCTAAAGTTGGCGGAGGTTCTTTGACATACACAATTGATCCTTCAACCGTTCCTGCTGGATACACACCACCAAATGTACCAACATTGGCAAATTCTGGGCTAAACGCCTACATTAATTCAATTCAGAACAGCGGACTGTCTGACCAGAAAAAAATTGACTTGATTTCTGCCAGATCCCAGAAATATGGGGTTGATCCTGCAACATACTTGGGCGCAACATATGGACAAACTCCTTCTGGCACAGTGGGCTGATAACTTACTCAAAGATGACTTTTTCATAAAAGTCATTGATGATTTGAAAAATCAGCAAATTAGTGCTATATTGAACACAAATGAAGTTGACATTGATGAGCGTGAACACGCTTATCGAGTCG